CGGTGCCTGCGAGAGGCGCTGTCTTGGGTCTATCACCGCACGAAAGGGGATATGATTAAGGTACGTTTTGCCATCTCCCTAAAACTTCGCCCACTAGCACAGGATGAAGATGCATTATCTTGGACAACTATGGACAAATTGCAGACACAAAAAAGCCCGCAGGGCTTGCGCCGTGCGGGCTCTTAGGACTTCATCGGATGACTCTGGTAATCACCGATGGAGAATTTTGGTGGAGCTGGGGGAATCTGAATAATTTTTTCATGCATCTAAAAATAAAGAACTTTTTACAATTCAGATTTCTGGTGTGTACCTAAACGTGTACCAATTATGGAAAGTCATCGAAGCTCTGGCTTTCCTTGTGAAATACTTTTCATCGTGTTTGATAAAATTTTGTGGTTTTGAATTTAGCGAAAAAAACTTTTTTTACCTAAAACTGTTCACACTGTTCACTCGCCATTATTTGTCATATATTTCAATTGGATATGTGGTGAACAGTCCGTGAACAGTGAACACTTTACTGTTCACTTTCCGGGATTACAGGTAAAAAAAGACCGGCTGATGCCGGTCCGGGTAGGTTATATCGCTGTGGTTTCATCGCACCGGGGCAGCCAGTCGGCGTTGCTTTCGTCCCTGAGGGTGAGATTCGTCTGCATCCCCTGATTCGTTCGCCGCTTGCCGTAATTCAGCCCGTACTCTTTCAGCATCGATGACAGCCCTTTGCCGAACATGGTGAGGCTGAGCGTGTTCTTGTAGCCGTGCGCCTCCATATAGACCAGATAGGCGTGATACAGATACAGGCGCGGCTGGCGCGGGACAATATTCGCATTCCCCATATACATCCCCTCAGGCTCGGGCATCGCCTCAAGGTAGCCGCAAAAATCGAACGTCGGATCAGCGTCGCGCTTGATACTGAGTGCCTCGTCGGAGTTCTGCTGTGACTGGAGCAATGCGCGCGCGGTCATCGGGTCGCTGAACTGCTGCATAAGCTGGCGCACGATGACGGCCAGCTCGCGTGCGATTTTGTCCTTAAGTTGCGGGTCGCGCTCCTCCGGCGCAATCTGCTCAGGGAAGTGGATTATCACCCGGCGACGGGACACGCCGCCGCTGCGGTCGGTGAAGCGCATCGGGTTATTGTTCACGGCCAGAATCACCGCCGGGATATAGGCCGAATAGGCGTCGCGGTATTTCGGGTCAACCGATACGGCATCGCCGCCGGTGATGGCCTTGAGTCCTGCGCCGTCTCCGCTCCATTTCTCCTGGTCAGGCAGGCGTATCAGCGAGAAGCCAATCAGCGCCGCGCGCTCACGTGGTGATTCCAGCGTCTCGATGGTCGCTGACGTGGCGTTGTCTTCCCCGGCGAGCAGGGTCGCAATTTCGGCCAGAATACTTTTCCCGCTTCCGCCCGGTCCGGTGACTTCGAGAAAGAGCTGCCAGTCGTAGCGGTTCGCCAGCACCATAAACAGCGCCGCGAGTATCACGTCACGTTTAGCCGAACTACCACTGGCCGCACGGTCGAGCCAGCGCCAGAAGTTTGGCGCGTGAGTCTCCAGCGTTTCGCCCTCCACCGGCGGGGTAAAATCCACGTCGCACAGGGTGCGCAGCCAGTGCGATTTGCTGTGCGGACTGAATACGCCGGTGAGGGTATCGAGCACGCCGTTGCGAAAGCCAATCAGACGACGTGCCGGGGCGGCCTGCTGCGGGATAATCAGTTTCAGGGTGTCGACCACGGAGGCAATTCTTCCCGACGAGAACGGGGCGCGCAGACGCTGGAACAGCCCGGCCACGTCGCGTGCAAAGTCCGACGGCGGGATGATTTTCCATGTCCCGGCCTCATAGCGGGACAGGAGCTGACCGTTGGCGTCCACGGCCAGCGCTTCGCCGTAATGCTCATGCACGCGCATTGCCTTTTCACTGGTACTCATGGCGGTAAACTCCGCCTCACTCATGGTGTCGAACGGACTTTCAGCCGGTGGCCTGATGGCACCATAAATCGCTTTACGCGTGGCGTCCTCACCCTGCTGCATAAACGCATCATTCCAGTCACCGAACACCGGCGGGAGGGCAACCGTACCTTCACAGACCTGTGCGGCCGCTGCGGCTTTCGTCTGGCCGTTCCCGCTGAGGTCGCGGTCGGCGGCGAGCACAATCTGACAGGCCGGGTGCTGACGTCGGGCAAGGCTCGCCAGAGAAAGAAGGTTCACGGACGACAGCGCCACCATGACGGTTTCGCCGGTCAGGTGATGCACGGTGAGCGCGGTCGCGTAACCCTCCGCTATCCACAGCCGTTTTCCCGCCTCTTTTTTCCCTTCAATAAGATGATACGCCCCTTTTACCTGCCCCCCTTTCAGAGTGCGTTTGAGGCCGTCAGCGTTAATGAGCTGAATATTAACCCGCGCACCGGTATCATCCTGCAGTGGCACGACCACATCACCGGCGCGGTAGGTCACGCCGCCGGTTTTGTGCGTGGTGGAAAGCGTCAGGCATTCCCGCGCGGAGAAGCCCTTGCGGGTCAGGTAGGCGTTGCCGGTGGTCGTGTGCGCTTTGTCCATCAGCGTGGCGGCAAGCGTGGCAGCGGCTTTGCGGCTGGCCTCGGTTTCGGCCTCAGCAGCGGCGATAAACTCCGGGGCAACCGGCGGCAGGTTGCCGGTCAGGGCGCTCACCTTCCCGGCGGCCTCAGCGGACGACACGCCGAACACCTTTTCGACCAGCTTAAGCCCGTCACCTGCGCCGCACCGGTTGCAGTACCACGTCCCGCGCCCCTCCAGATCATCAAAACGAAAGCGGTCGCTACGTGCATCACCACCACAAATCGGGCAGGCCTGATGCCGGTTTTTAATCACCTTCACACCCAGCGCCGGGAGAATGCGCGGCCAGTGGCCGCAAGCCTGTTTTACAGTTTCGGTTACGTTCATTTTCATCTTTATTTTCTCCCTCAGTGCACAACCGGCGCGGCGATATGACGGGCGCAGAGTTCATCCATGACGGCCATCCCGAGAAAGGACAGCGACGGCGCAGCTTTCAGTGGTCCGGCTTCCATTAAATCCTCCAGAAGCGCACAGGCAATCTGACGGCCTTTTTCCTCGCCGTGCTGGCGCAGATAAAAGCCCTCCAGCTCGGCGGCAATCGCGCTTTCCAGCGCATCGAGCGTAAGCTGCGGGTAGCGGTGCTGACGTTCGCACAAATTAAGCCAGGCGCAGGCCACGGCACGGCGATACAGGGCGGCACGTAATACAGGCGGTAAGGGCTTTTTCATGCGTTAGCCTCCCCGGTCAGCCAGCGCTGGTTGCAGCGCTCGACCACGCCGTCGAGCTGGGAGGTCATGAGGTACACCACGGAGGTAAGCTGCAAACGCTGCGCGGGGCTATGGCAAAGGGTGGTGCTGTCCTGCGCCTGCGACAGATCGCTGACGAGCTGGCCGACGTTGCGCAGGTGCTCAAGGCATTCTAGGTCTTTCAGGGTGATCGCGGGGTGTTTCATGCGTGCACCTCCGCCAGTGGCAGACGGCCAGCAAACGAGAGGATGTAATCACGCACGAGGGAACGGCGTGCAGCGTGTTCGTTACCGGCGACGGTGCGGAGCATACAGATACGGGGTTTACGGTCTGCACGGCGAACGGCGGCAAACACGAAGACAAATTGCGGGTGTGATGGGGTGAGGATCGTAGCCATAAGGGCAACCTCCAATAAGTAGCGGTTAACGCCACCACCAGAGCTGCAAATCTCATGGGTGGTAGCCCGGACGGGGTTTGCAGTACCGGCCTTATTGGAAACCGGCCAGCCCGAAGGCTGCCCCGCCCGGACCACCATTATCTGAGAGGAACTATGGCGAAAACACCACAGCCCCAAAAATAGGTGTGTCAGAGCAACGACATAAAAAAACACGCTTGGCGCGTGTTGTGTCGCCAATAAGTTACACGGGCTGCAAATCCCGGCTGTCGATTTTGCGACAGCGGGAAAACTATACCTGGAAACGGCGAACGGAAGCAAGCCAGAAAAAGGGGCTTTAAGAAGAACGGCCATCATCATGCGTCACAGCTCCGGTTACGGTCGGCGATCCGCTCGGCCATCCATGCGGTGATTTCCGACTGCGCCCACGCCACGTTTTTACCGCCCAGTGAGATTTGTTTCGGGAAAGCATCCCGGCTGATGAAGTCATAAATTGTGGAGCGCGACAGACCGCACAGGTGCATCACTTCGGGCAGGCGGATAAAACGCTCCTGAACGGCGTCAGAAAACGGCATCGGCGGGGCGACAGGTGCAGAAGACGGGGAAGAAAAAGCGGTGTGCATCGGGCTACCTCATAAAGTCCATACAGTGCCGGTCGTGTCCGTCCGGCCTCGGGTAGCGCTCTATTTTGTGAATATTTTCGCTCAGGGCAACAAGTCTTTTCGTATCGGTAGGCCATACAACTGACTGAATTTTATACCGTAAACACTGCTGGCCTATATTGGCCGTTATTGGCCTTTATTGGCCAATGTTGGCAAAGTCGATAAGTTAAAAATGAAAATATATATACACTTTTATTCCCAATGAATCTAAAAGACCGAAAAGAGTGTTAGTGGTCGATAAATGCTCAGGGTGAACAGTGGTGAACAGACGGTGAACAGTCAGACCCTCAACTGTTCACCATTTAACTTACTGTATTATTTATATTTTTATTTAAGGTGAACAGTGGTGAATAGTTAACAGTAAAAAAACAAACAGAGAGAGGGTTTTCCTGCGACCTTTCTCTGGCCAGCCTGCTTTTGAAAGTCCCGTCTGTGCCATTCCTGCCACAACGGCAATGAGTCGAGTTGTTGTGTGGCGCACGGCAGAATCTCCTCAACCTGACACGACTGAGGAAACACACCATGACCACCACTATCCCTGATTACCTGAAACCGGCATTCCATCAACTGGACGCGGCCAGAGCCGCCCATCTCGAAAACGCCCGTCAGATGGATGACACCACCACGGCGATGACCCGAACCAAAGAGCAGAAAGCAGAGCTCGAAAAGGCAAGCGGCAGCGAGGCCAGCGTATGGCGCACGGCATTTCGTGCCGGTGGAGCATTGCTGACGGATGAGCTGAAACAGCAGCATCTGGCACGGGTGGCCTCCCGCGAACTGGCGCAGGAATGCGACAGGCTGGCTGAGGTGCTGGCCTTTGATAAAGACCGCCTGAAAGCCTCCTGTGATATCTCGGCCAGAAAGTACCGTCAGGCGCATCACAATGTGCTGAGCGAGTACGCAGGGAAAGAGCTGGATAAGGCGCTGCGTGAGACGTGCGGGGCGCTTGTCCGGGCGATGAAACTGAAAATGCTCACGCTGGGAAATCCGCTTGCGAACACCGTCGGGATTCAGGGGTATGTCGAACCCGATAAAGCGGTCATACAGGAGGTGCAGACGTGGCTTGAGCGTGCGGTAAAGGACTGTCACATCCGTCTGGCGGATGAGCCGGTACTGTTTAAAGCCGGGCTGTCGGCTGAGACACTGGCGCACATGAATCACGGCGTGGCAGTGACCAACGGCCAGCGTCAGGCCTACTTTAACAAACTGCGTGAGCGTGAAGCTGACCTGAAAGCGCGGGGGCTGCTGGAATGATGCACTGCCCGTTCTGCAAAAAGGCGGCGCATGCGCGTACAAGCCGATATCTCTCGGATAACGTCAAACAGCGCTACCACCAGTGCACCAATATCGAATGTTCATCCACTTTTCGCAGCATCGAGTCGGTTGAAGAAATTATCCGGTTACCGCCTGAAAGCTTTAAACCTCAGACCGTGCCGGATATTCCCATGTCGCCCCGTATGGTAAAGAGCTGTTACAGCTCACCGTTCCGCCATAATCAGGAGAAACGCCCGTGACCACCATGACGCTACAGCAGGCTTTTGAAGACTGCCTGAAGAATAAAATCGCCTGGCTTAACCGCAAACAGGAGCTGGCCGGGGCTGAACAGGAATACCGTGAACTCATTGCCACCGGTAATGACAGCCGCACCCGGAGTCTGCAAACCCTGCGCGAGATTATCGATGTGAAAAAATGGGAAATTAATCAGGCGGCCGGTCGCTATATTCGCTCGCATGAAAATGTGCAGCGCATCAGTATCCGCAACGGGCTGAATGATTTTATGCACGCGTACGGCGCAGAGCTGGCCGCCGCGCTTGCGCCTGAATTAATGGGTTACAACAGTCAGCATCCCGCCGTCAGACACTGCGCGATGCAGCATTCAGTCGATTATCTGCGCGAGGCGCTGTCAGTGTGGCTGGCTGCCGGTGAAGAAATTAATTATTCCGCGCAGGATAATGACATTTTAACGGCCATTGGATTCAGGCCTGACGCGGCTTCGCGGGATGATAATCGTGAAAAATATACACCCGCACAAAACCAGAATTACGTGAATAAACGTGCAGAACTGGCCGCACGATAGCCCGTCAGAAAATCCCCGTAAATCCCGCCATTTTCCCCGAATTAAGCCATGCATGCGTAAGGTGCATGGTTTTGCATGCGTTTTCACACTCCCGCCTCCCCCGCCAGCGCCAGCTCTGGCGCGGCCTGAGGCCGCTCATGCACCTGCACTAAAAGCGACCCCTTAAGCGTGCAGGCGTGGCGGGGAGAGCATTGCGCGCTGAAAGTGGAAGATTAAACTTGGAGTGTGAAAATGAAAGACGTATATTATCTGCACGATTGCATGGGTCTTTATCAAAAAAAACAACTCAGGATAATAGTATGCAAATTGAAGTTGCAACTGAAAGCACTGATACCACTAAACAAAAAGGTGACTTATTTGAAGGTCTTGTTAAAGATTTACTTTCTGCACAAAGCTATGAAGTTGAGAAAGAATTAAGAGTTACTGGCGCTGAGTTAGATTTATTATGTAAACACAAAATCAATTCGAAAGAAATTTATGTTGAATGTAAAGCTCAAAAAGAAAAGATTAGCGCCCCTATACTCAATAAATTAATTGGAATTGTAAACCTGCATGATTATACCGAAGGTTGGATTATTTCAACATCTGAATTTGGTAAGGACGCACTTGGAATTGTCGACTTAATTTCAAAAAAGCCAAAGGAAAAATCCTCACAATTCAGCTTTTACACGCCTGAACGAGTTATTAGCTCTTTAATTTCATCTGGAGTAATTAAGCCACAACCCATAACTCAAGCTGAAAATTTTATCGGTAACGCTGACAATTTGGGAAGCTGGACTCTGCTAATATCAAAATATGGAAGATACTGGGCAGTATATACATTAAAAGGAGGAATCCCTGATGGTGTACTCCTTTTTAATGCTTCAAGTCAGAAAATGATAAATGATAATGCCACATTAGAAAACATATCTAAATTAGACTCTATTATTTGTGATTATGATGTTCTAGCTGGCCTTAAAGAAGTAGAAGAAAGTGATAAATCCACGCCCCTGCCAAGTACAAGTAAAAACAATGGCTTTGTAAATGTGGTTGAAGTACAGATTGGCGACTCATGGGACGATTATCGACCAGCAAGACCAAAAGATTTTGTTGGTCGAGATGATATGCAAAAAGAGATTATACATTTTCTCTCAACTGTTAGAGATGCAAAAACCAACACTAGGGTATTTGCTATAACCGGTAATTCTGGTCTAGGTAAAAGTTCCTTAATAGCGAAAATTAGAGATAGAGCTAAAAACAAACACAATAGTAAAAAATATTTTGTCTATGCTGTAGATATACGCGGCGCTAAATCACCCGCATATATAACATCAGCATTTTTAACAGCTCTAAAAGAAGCTCAAAAAAATGGATTTGGAAAAAAAATAGAATTACAATTAAATGATCCTAACAATTATTTCGCCTCAGAATCAATCGCCGAATATTTAGAAAGTGTTAAAGCGGAAAACAAGATAATCTGCCTAATTTGTGATCAATTCGAAGAATTGTATTCTAAACCCGAGCTATTTAGTGTATTTACAGCTGCAAATAATCTCATGTTAGATGTTGCAGCATTTAAAGGTTGCTTCACGTTAGGTTTTGCGTGGAAAACCGATAGCACGACCCAGCAAGATCACCCAGCCTATCATATGTGGCACAATTTATCTGATATGAGGAGAGAGTTCAGATTAGGTCTTTTTGATAGTGGTGAAATTTCAAAATCAATAACAACATTTGAGAAGGAATTTAACCACAAAATATCCCCAGCCATAAGAAATCAGATTTCTTACGGTTGCCAGGGCTTTCCTTGGCTTCTAAAAAAACTATGTATTAATCTTAAAGAAAACCTAAAAAGAACAGGTGCAAGTGAAATTGCAGCATTAGACTTAGATGTTGAAAAGCTGTTTACAAATGATTTAGATCTATTAACCCCATCCGAGAGGACATGTCTTGATTTGATTGCTAATCGAGCGCCAGCCGACTGGAGTGAAATAATAGAATTATCCAGTGCAACAGACGTCAGTAATCTTGTGAATAAAAGAATGGTTGTAAAAAGTGGCGACCGTCTGAATATTTACTGGGACATTTTCAAAGATTACCTAGTTACGAAAAAGCTCCCAATCATCCCTTACAATTACATTCCTACCACCGAGTTCTCTACTTTAATTAAAGTTGCAAGTTGCTTGGACACGCAAAATTTCAAAAAACTAGAAGACATTAGTCGAGAAGCGAACCTTAAAGAAACGACAATCATGAACATCGGTGCTGATTTAGTGATGTTTAATATTGCAGAACGAAATGCTTCTAGCTTCAAATTAAATAAAGAATTCAAAGAAAAGAATGAAATTGATTTTTTATTGAAGATCAGAGAGCGATTTGGAAAACATTCTTTCAAAGTCGCCTTATATAAAAAGCATCTTGGGAAACTTATTGACTTATCTACTCTTACAATCGTTTTGAAAGAAAGCCTACCGAAAGCCCTCCATAGTGAGAAAACATGGGACGTATATGTTAGAAGATTGGCAAAATATCTTCATATCACGGGTTATGTTTTACAAAATGGTGATAAATATCATGTGCAAGATATGGGTGGAATTCAAAAAGCAATGTCAACTTGGAAAAAACGAGGAAGAGACCAAAAGAATTTAGTGTTCTCACCTAATGTTTCACCAATGATGGCGATTGAAACTTTTGGGTTGATTGCAAGTGGAAACTCTTTGAAGGAAATTGTTGATAAAGGCTGCAAAAATGGTTTATCGGTACTCAAAAGATTCAGCATCATTGATGTAACTAAAACATTAATTACCATTCACGAAGGTGTGATGGTGAACAAAAAAATTGATGACCTAATTTGGTCAATGACAAGCAACGAAGAATCAATTAAAAAGTGCATCACAAAAATAAATCAAGAGCCCAACATTAGCAATATATCTTTAGGTAGATTTATTTCTGATGAATATAAATTGAACTGGTCTCACGCAACGACAAAAAGATTTGGCAACAGCTTAAGCCAATGGTCTCGATGGATAATTGCTGGCATTAGTAGTAATACAACCCCACCACCTCCGGGGAAAAAACATTAATAATTATAGGGCAGGTAAAAATACCTGCCCTAAAACGTACTGCATTACTAATCAATTATCTTTTAGTTAATTGCTTTGGCCGGAAATAATCTTTGCATATTCGTAAGGCGAAAGAATTTGTTCAGTACAAGACTCCAGATAATCAGCCCACCATTGCACCATCAAACGACGCTCATCCAAATGCTCAGAAGTGTGAATATAAGCGGCGCGCACGTTGTTACGTTCAGAATGACTCAACTGACGTTCTATCGCATCATCGCTCCATAACCCTGACTCACCGAGCGCACCACGCGCCATCGTCCTAAACCCATGTCCACAAACTTCGGTTTTTGTGTCGTAATCCATGGCACGCAGCGCATTGTTTACTGTGTTTTCACTCATCACCTTGGTTGCGTCGTGATCCCCCGGGAACAGTAACTCTTTATCGCCACTAATTTGCTTAAGCTGCTCTAACAAATTCATCGCCTGACGACTAAGCGGAACGATATGCTCCTCTTTCATCTTCATGCCACGGTACGAGTAACGCACGCCTTTAATTTCTTCTCGTTTTGCAGGCACACGCCAAAGAGATTTATCGAAGTCGAATTCATCCCAGCGCGCGAAACGTAACTCACTGGAACGAACAAAAGTTAGTAAGGAAAGCTCGACCGCGATCCGTGTCATTACCCTGACACGATATGCAGCAAGACGAGCAAGAAACTCAGGGAAGCGGCTAGAGGGCAAAGCTGGATAGTGTCGTGCTTTGGTAGTCGATAACGCACCGGCCATGTCACTGGCTGGATTTGAGTCGATATAATCGTTCTGTACGGCATAACGCATAATAGCCGTAACGCGCTGTTGTAGGCGCTGAGCGACATCGTGTTTACCACTAGCATCAACTTTTTTAATCGGGGCTAACAGGTGACTAGTTTTGAGTTGGCGAATGTCGGACGAACCGATATGAGGGAAAATATAAAGCTCAAGATAGCGAAGAACGCGCGATCGATGGTCTTCACTCCAGCGCTTATTACTGGTATGCCATTCACGAGCGATAGTTTCGAAAGTATATGCCCCCGAATTCTCGGCCTGAGCTTCTTTATGCTCCGCTTTAGGGTCAATGCCCTGCACTAGCAGTTTTTTGGCTTCATCACGCTTTGCTCGTGCCTGGGCAAGCGTCACAGTAGGCCAAACACCAAAAGCGAGGCGATCCTCTTTTTTGTCAGAGGGGCGTCTGTATTTCATGCGCCAGTATTTAGAACCCTTGGCCGAAACCTCGAGATACAAACCGCCGCCATCGGCCATTTTGTAGGTTTTGTCTTTTGGCTTTGCGGTCTCGACCTGTCTGGCGTTGAGCTTCATTTGGGGGCACATTTCTAATCGAAGTTAAGATGCCCCCAATTATGCCCCCAATGACATCCGGATTTCAACGGACAACCTCGGACGACTCAGGACGTAAAAATCGCTGCAAGCATTGATTTTAAAGGGATAATTGGACTTTCTCGGATGGTCTTGGAAGTACTAATGGTGCCGAAGGCCGGACTCGAACCGGCACGTATCTCTACGGTTGATTTTGAATCAACTGCGTCTACCGATTTCGCCACTTCGGCACTGAAGGGGATGCGGAAACGTTGTGGATTATACCTGTCGCGCGCCGCCATGCAAGCGACGACGCGCTAAACC